TAAGCGTTTGTTCTCCATGAACAGCGCCAGCGCAGTTATTGAGGTTGGCACTAACCCAAGCAGTCTTTCCGTTGCCGGAGCTGCATCAGTCAATATCTTAACCGCCACCACGGCGACGATCACGACGCTTAATGCCACTAGCGCGACCGTTACCAACCTTGGCGTCACTAGCCTGACCGTTTCGAGTTTGTCTTTGACGAATGCGACTTTTACGTCGGCTACGATCACCACGCTTAAGTCCACAAGCGCGACGATTAATAATCTTTCTAGCACCTCTGCAAACATTACAACTTTGACGGGTACCACTTTTGGTACGACCGCCACCACTCAACTTCGTGGCGCAAGTGGTCAAATCACCCATTTAAACGCTACGTCAGCTACGGTTACAACGCTTACCTCAACATCTGCAAATGTCACAACTTTAAGTGGCACTAATTTCTCTGCAACCAGTTTGACGTTGGCTAATGCTCTTGCGATTAAGCAAGGCGGTACTGGCTCTAGCTTGACCCCGACAAATGGCCAAGTACTTATTGGCAACGGCACAAACTATACGCTTGCTACTATTACAGCGGGTTCTGGCGTAACGGTAACTAACGCTACGGGTAGCATTACCATTGCGGCCACTGGCTCTGGCGGCACGGTGACTTCTGTTACCGCAACTAGCCCTCTGGCGTCCACTGGCGGCACAACACCAAACATTTCGATTTCCTCCAGCACTGGAACTGGAGCCGTTGTTCTGGCTGCTGGACCTACTATTTCTAGCGGCACGGTTACCACGCTGGCGTCCACATCGGCCAACATCACTACGCTGTCTGGAACGAACGTCACTTACACCTCTGGCACAATCACGACGCTCAAATCAACGAGCGCGACGATTGACACCATCAAGGGAACAAGTGCGTCTATTACGACGATTACCGGCAACTTAGTCGGTAACGCCTCGACTGCAACGACCGCTTCAAGCGCAACGGTAGCTACTACTGCGGTAAACGTATCAAGCGGCGGTCAGATCAACGCGGCCTCTGCGACGATCACCACGCTAACCGCAACTTCGTCAAATATCACCACAGTCACCGGCACTCGTGTTGCTTATACGTCTGGCACGGTTACTAATCTAAACAGTACTTCAGCGCAAATTACAACGCTGACTGGTACGACGTTTGGTGCTACTGCCTCAACGCAACTTCGCGGACTTTCGGGTGCTATTACTACCCTCACCGGTACCACGGTAACGTACACCTCGGGAACCATTACGGGGTTGACTGCTACCGGGCTTCGCGTTACTTCCGCCAATATTACGACGTTAACTGGCACGACGTTTAGTGATGGTGCTGGTAATGTCCGTAAGATTCCATCGGTTGGTGCTGCAAAAACGGCTGCTTATACGTTGGCTGTTTCAGATGTTGGTGAGTTTGTAACTCTAGGCACTGGCGGCGCAATTGTTGTTCCAAACAACGTGTTCTCGGCTGGTGATGCTGTATCAATCTTTAACAACACCACAGGCAACGCAACAATTAGCTTAACTATCACTACAGCTTATTTGGCTGGAACAGATGCTGATAAGGCTTCTGTGACCTTGGCTACTCGCGGCGTTGCTACAGTGCTGTTTGTTGATCCATCACTCTGCGTATTGAGCGGGAACCTAACTTAATATGTCTGGTATACAACAAATTCTGCTTGGGCAAGTCGTAGCGGGAGTCCCCGTTATCAACTACCTCGTCATTGCTGGTGGTGGCGGTGGCGGATATGGTGGCGGATATTCCGCTAAGACTAGTTTCGATTTTGAATACGGCGGCGGTGGCGGCGCTGGTGGATATCAAACTGCCAGTTTAACTATTACTTCAGGTACGACGTATACGATTACGGTTGGTGCGGGTGGCTCAGGTGGCAGTGGGCTATCACCTAGTGCACCTACTAATGGATCTAATTCTGTTTTCTCTAGTATTACTTCAACTGGTGGTGGATACGGTGGTTATGGCGCCCTTACCGGTAATGCTGGTGGCTCTGGTGGTGGCGGTTGGGCATCAAATGGTACTTTTGGTGCCTCAAACACTAATGGTGGTGTCGGAACTAGTGGGCAAGGTTATAACGGTGATGCCGGTAGTGGTGTCAATTCGCGTGCTGGCGGCGGCGGCGGCGCAGGTGAAGCAGGCGGTACCGATGTAAATAACTCTTATGGTGGCGATGGTCTTGCGTCGTCCATTACAGGTACTTCTGTAACTCGCGGTGGCGGTGGCGGTGGTGGTGGCGCAACAACTAACGGCGGCGATGGTGGCGGTGGCTCTGCAACTTCAACTGCTGGTGCTAGCGGTTCGGCTAATACAGGTGGCGGTGGCGGCGGTGGAACTACATTTGGCGGACCGTTACAAGTTCCTCGTGACGGCGGCAATGGCGGCTCAGGCGTTGTCATCCTTCGCTATCCAGATACTTTTGCTGCGGCTACAACAACTGGATCGCCAACCGTTACTGTGACGGGCGGATTTAGAATCTATGTGTATAACGGTTCCGGTACCTTCAGATACGGTTAAGGGCTAATCAAGATGGCTTACTTTGCACAATTAAACTCAGACAACGTTGTTATTAACGTCATTAGGGTACAGAACAGCGTCATTGAAGATTTACCGTTTCCGGAGTCTGAACCAATTGGCGTAGCGTTTTGCCAGTCACTTTATGGCAATGACACCATCTGGAAACAGACTTCGTATAACGCTAATTTTCGTGATTTGTATGCTGGAATTGGTGATACATACGATCCGGTGTTAGATATCTTTGTCGGCCAAGAATCTCCGCCAGACCCAGAAAAACAAGAAATGCTGGCCCGTATCGGTGTACTACCTGAAGCTCAACCGGAGACTCCGTAATGCTGTTCAACAAACAGACACAGCAGGCTTTTGTATTCCCGCCCAAAAACGGTACGCACAGTGCCGTTCATTTTTTAACTGCGGCGGGTTGGAAACGTATTGAAGCAGATATCAATGCTAGAAAACGCCATCTGACCCCCGACGTTTTGATCCAGACATACCCAAACCTAAACAACTACACCTTGTATGGATTCCTCCGTAACCCACTGAAACGGTTTGAAAGCGTGTTGCTGCATCTGAAGCAGTTTCCGTACACCCGTTTGCAGTACGAAAAGTTCCTTGAAGAGCAACGTGCAACACCTCGTGAGCAGATTTCGTATGACGAGATGATCAGACTCATTCCGGTAATGCCGTCTAACTACGACATTATGTTCAAACCGCAGGTTGCATGGCTCACCCATCCAAAAGTGACCGTGCTTGATTTTGATGCTTACGAGAGTGAACTACGAAGAATCTCTGGCGACACGACGACTCCGCTGATTCGGTACAACGCATCGAATGATTTTGGCAAAAGCCAAGTAACGCCGTTCATGGTGGATTATGTAAAGGACAAATACGCCGAGGACTATGCGTTGGCTAAAGATCAACTTGGCAAGGAGTATTAAGGGGCTATCATGGAATTGCAGATCCTCTTCAACATTTTGATAGGCGTAGCCGCGTTCTTTGGTGGTTGGTCATTGAACCAGATCACCCGCAGCATTGAGCGTTTGGATAAGGACGTTCGCAATATGCCGCTGACGTATGTGACGCAATCGCATTACCAGCGCGATATTGATGAGATCAAGGACATGCTCGGCAAGATCTTCGATCGGTTAGAAACCAAGGCCGACAAATGATGGAGACTCTCCTCGGCGGCGTGTTTGGCGGATTGCTTCGGTTAGCGCCTGAGGCTCTCAAGTTCTTTGACCAGAAGAACGAACGCAAGCACGAGCTGGCTTTGCTGCAAGCCGAGATGGAGTTTGCCAAGGTACGTGGTGAGATTGCCATGCGCCAGACCGAAGCGCAGATGACGATGGCTGAAGTCGATGCTATTGGCGAAGCGTTTAAAGAGCAGTCACAGACCGCTCGCGCTGCTGGAAAAGTAGTCGCTGCTATCTCCGCTTTGGTTCGTCCGTTCGTTACGTACCTTTTTGTGCTGGCTTACGCTGCCGTCAAGGTGGCTGCGTTCCTGATTGCGCTTGAGCAGAATGGCGATTGGAAAGCCGTGCTTACTTCCATGTGGGGCGTCGATGACATGGCTGTGCTGAATATGATCCTCAGTTTCTGGTTCGTCGGGCGCGTTTATGAGCGCACTCGGTAAGGCAGTTGAAGTCGCCGCCGAGCTTTGCCGACACTTTGAGGGCTTTAGAAGCAAGCCATATATCTGCCCTGCCGGGTACCCGACCATTGGTTACGGAACTGTCTGGAAGCCTGACGGTACGCGGGTCACGATGGAAGATGCCCCCATATCCAAGGCTACGGCAGAAGAATGGCTGGTTAGCGAGCTGCGGAACAACTACCTTGCAGGGGTTCTCAAAGCCTCCCCAGTCTTGGTTGCATACCCAGAAGTCTGGGGCGCGATGGGGGACTTTGCATACAACCTAGGGGTGGCACGGTACCGAGCCAGCACTTTGAGAAAGCGGATCAACGCCGAGGATTGGGACGGAGCCAAAGTTCAGTTAATGCGCTGGACCAAGGCGGGTGGAAGAGAGCTGCCGGGGTTGGTTCGTCGCCGGAAGGCGGAATGTGCATATCTGTAATAGGTTGTTATAATCGAACCCAAATAGTCTTGCCCGACTGGTAAGACGCGGGACTAAGGAGAGGTGTATGCCTGCGTCGATGACATTTACCAGTTTGCAAGTGGACATCCGGAACTACCTTGAAAGAGGTGGTGCGACGGACCCTATCGTTTATGAGCAGATCCCCCGGCTGATCACCCTAGCCGAGCGCCGGATTGCCCGTGAACTTAAGATTCAGGGGTTCCAAACGGTGGTCAATACCACCATGCAATCTGGGGTAGCGGTCTACGCCAAGCCGGATCGTTGGCGCGACACCATCAGCATCAACTTCGGCACCGGGACGAACAACAACGTCCACACACCGGTCTTCCCGCGCTCTTACGAATACGTTCGTAGCTACTGGCCGAATGAGACAACGACTGGTCAGCCTCTTTTTTACGCAGACTACGACTATAAGCACTGGATTTTTGCGCCCACCCCGGCTGCGGATTACCCGATGGAGATTCTGTATTACGAACTTCCGCCGCTGTTGGACGACACGAACCAGACCAACTGGTTGACTGAGTACGCACCGAACTTGCTGTTGTACGGATCGTTAGTGGAAGCCACGCCATTTGTGAAGGACGATCAGCGCGTTCAATTGTGGCAAACCTACTATGACCGGGCGCTGGCTGCGCTCAATGGCGAAGATCTACAGAAGATCGTTGACCGGTCTACGAATCGCCGGGAGGCATAAGTGACTACTTATACAAACACTTTCGGTGGAACGAACATCTACCCGAGCGATGTCTCGTACCGCTACGTATCGCTGACGATTGATCAGGTTTTGGACTGGCCGCTCGAAACGGCTCCGTCAACCAATGTCGTGGCATCCATCATGGATGTCAATCCGACCGCCTGCAGCCTTGTCATTACGATGCCCGATGCGACGGAGGCTGGAAACGGCCAGACCGTCTTATTCAATAACATTGGTTCGTATGACTTTACTGTTGTTAGCAGCACTGGAGTCACTATCTGCGCTCCTCAGTCTGGAACGACGTTTCAGATTTATCTAACTGACAATAGCACCGTATCGGGCACTTGGCGCTCGTTTCAATATGGCGCTTCTATTTCTTCGACAAATGCCGCTGCCTTGGCTGGACTTGGCATTAAGGCAATTGCAACGACCTTAAACCAGTCAATTCCTGTTAGCACTTTTAATACTAACTATACGACTGGAGCGAGCGATAGAGCCAAAGCCTTGGTTTGGACGGGCGGCGCTGGCACGCTTTCTTTTGATGCAGCCGTCGCGGTTGGAAGCGATTGGTTTATTAATGTTCGCAATGCCGGAACTGGAGACCTTACTCTTAACCCAGCAGGCGTTGAAACCATCAACGGTGCTTCAACCCTGACTCTATCTCCTGAAGATAGTGCAATTATCATTACTGATGGTTTTCAGTTCTGGACCATTGGATTTGGTCAAGCAGCAGTTTATGCATTCTCTCTGATCCAGATTGACATCTCTGGCAGCGGTAATTACACCTTATCAACTGCTGAGCTTAATAAAACTGCTTACGTATTTACTGGAACCCTGACCGGTGATCGCGACATCATTGTTCCGACCACGGTTCAGCAATACTGGGTTAGCAACCAGACTTCAGGATCATACGTGCTTGGCGTTAGAACGTCAGCGCAACCTAGCCCCGGCGTGACAATCAATGCTGGTGCGCGAGCCATTTTCTATTGCGATGGAACTGATGTTGTTGATGCGGATACCGCAGCCATTAGTATTCCGCTTGCCGTGAGTCAGGGCGGTACTGGAGCAACGACAGCAAGTGGTGCGAGAACCAACTTGGGCGCAACTTCCATTGGTAACGCAGTGTTTACCGCTGCAACTACATCTGCGGCTCAAATTGCTTTGGGTCTTGACCCAATTGAGGGTGGATCTTACTAATGCCGCTTCAGCCGATCATTATTCGTTCTGAACCCGGAATTAAGCGGGACGGAACGAAGTTTGAAGGTAACTTTTATGTAGATGGGCAATGGGTCCGCTTTCAGCGTGGACTGCCCAGAAAGATGGGCGGATATCGTGCGCTTCAAGATCGTTTGGATGGTATTGCTCGTGGTATGCATATTCACAACCATAATGCATATACATACGTGCACATCGGCACATCAGATGGTGTGTTTCGATTTCGTTTGAGTCAAAACGGCCAGTCAAGCATTGTCACCAATCGAACTTATAGCGGGTACGTTTCCAACAGCAATAACCTTTGGCAGTTCGATGTGGCGTATAACACCACAAACGATCAAAACGAAATATTGGCTCATGTAGCCCCCAACATTGAAGATATTTCTTCTGATGCGGCAGGCCAACTTTATGCAGGCTACGACAACGGAACTGGAGAATTGCTTCCCGTTTCAGGGGTAACTCCTTCAGGGGGCATCGTTGCCCTTGCTCCGTATGTGTTTGCTTATGGTTCAGACGGTTTTGTTCAGTGGAGCAGAGCAGGATATACGGACGATTGGTCTGGCGGCGATGCCGGTCAAGCGCGTGTTACCAGTCAAAAGATTGTCAAAGGCTTACCGCTTAGAGGCGGTGCTGGCAATTCCCCGTCTGGGCTTTTCTGGTCTTTAGACTCGGTAGTTCGTGCCGTTTACGTTGGCGGCGCTGCTGTGTTTCAGTTTGACACGATTACTTCGCAGTCAAGCATTCTCTCTTCGCAGAGTGTGATTGAGTACGACGGTATCTATTTCTGGTGCGGCGTTGACCGATTCTTGATGTTCAATGGTGTTGTTCGCGAAGTTCCAAACAGCCTGAATCTAAACTGGTTCTACGACAACCTGAACTACTCTCAACGCCAGAAAGTTTTTGCATTTAAAGTTCCGCGCTGGGGTGAGATTTGGTGGTGTTACCCGCGTGGTAATGCAACCGAATGCACTCATGCCGTAATCTATAACGTGCGCGAGAATACATGGTACGACACAGAGCTTCCGAACAGCGGTCGATCCGCCGGAATGTATGCTCAGGTTTTCAGTTCGCCTCTTGTCATTGGTGTCATTGATACCGAGCTAACGCAGTTTCGTGGAACTCAAGATACAGAACGTCGTGTTACAGAAGATGGCCAACCCCGCATCATTAATGATCCTAAGGGCTATGTGGTTTGGCAGCATGAATACGGCACCGATGAAGTTAATGGACCTGCCATAAGACCTGTCCAGTCTTACTTTGAGACGGCGGATATGTCTCTGATTGCATCAGATCAACCACAAAACATGGCTATCCGAGTTGAGTTTATGGAGCCAGACTTTGTGCAGTCCGGAAACATGACGGTGCAGATTACAGGTCGAGCTAACGCTAAGTCTGGCGAAGTTACCAGCGATCCAAAGACTATTTACGCCACGCCTAACGACCGCCAAGAACAGTTGGTGTACTTCCGTGAAATCCGCCGTGAGATGCGATTCCGGTTTGAAAGCAACACGCTGGGCGGAAACTATCAGATGGGTCAGATCATTGCCCATATCGAACCGGCTACGGGTACGGTGCTTGGAGAAAATCCATGACTCATAGAATCGTAGATCCGCGTGGTATTGATTTACAGTATTGGGCTGATTCGCTTTGCTTAGATTTGGATGAGTATGCGGTTATTCCTCAGCTTTACGATAAGTCAGAGTGGAAAAACTGGGCGGCGGGATTGATTAGTATTAACGGCATTTCACAATTAAACCCGCCGTCGCCTTATCAGTTTGATGACTGGCGTGAATGGGCGCTTCGCTTCTATCAAGTTTTGGACTAGGTGAACTATGGCTAACTACTACACTTACGGTTCTATTCCGGATGCTGAAGAGACAGTTTATGGACCCCTGTCTCAACGCTACGCTTATGGTGGTGAAGTTGGCGATACCTTCTTGAACGAAAGCGCTGAGGTTTACTCGCCACGTTCTTTTGCAGGAATGTCACCATACGATCGCGCTCAACTTTTAGATCCGTACTTTCAAGAGCCGCCACCTCCGCCACCGAGTTCCTCTGGCGCTTCATCTGCCCCGACTTGGTACCGTTGGTCTGACGGCACTTACAACAGAAATCCGGAAAGCACTGGCATTAGAACGCCATACAGTGAGCTTCCTGATCAGTACAAACAGATTGACTCCAGAAGGCCGTCCACTACTCAGCCTGCTGCTGAAGGCCCGTCTGGCCTTAGTAGTTTGCCGAGCCAAGAGTTGCCGGTCACCAAACCTGAGATTTCTGGGCTTATTCCGGCATCGGAAGGTCCGTCTGGCCCCGGTAGTTTGCCTAGCCAAGAGTTGCCGGTTGAGCGGCCTCAAATAGTAACCAGCGTATTGCCAGAAGAGCCTCCTGTTGGCCCTCCAGAGCCGAGCGTTGAGATGTTTATGCATCCAGATGGGGTTAAGCGACCTTACCCCCCTGCACCGGAAATCATTGGTCCTGTTGGCGGTTTGACTTCGCTGCCGGAAGAACCTATTTATGGTCCTTCTGCGGAATACAACGCGCCGGTTTCAATGCCGCAGACTCGGGATGATCAGACGGCAACACCTTATATTCCACCCGGCTTGGAAGCAGCCTTCTTGCGTATGCAGGGGAAATCTCCTGAGCAGTTGGCTGCAAAAGAACAGGCTACGGCTGAAACGAAAACAGAGCGTGAAGTTCTTTCTAGCCTTCTTCAAAACAATCAGTTTGATGAAGCATTTAAGTATGCCAAGGACAACAACGTACAGAATCTTCTTATTGATCCGACTGAACTTAAAACGCTTCGCGGCCCGTTTAGTAACGATGAAATGAAGTCGTTCTTCAGTGCTATGCCTAAAGATTTAATGGGCGAGCATGAGGAACGCGAAGTTAAGTTTACGCCGGATAAGGCGCTTGAGCAGTCTTTGAAAGTTGCACAAATTCCAAAAGAAGGAATTGCACTTGGGCCTCTTGGGGAGCTGATTGGCTACCCAGATGTCCAGAGAGCATTTGAGCCTCAAGAGCTTGTCAAGGAGATGACTCTTTTTGATAAGTTAATTCGCGCTGCTGTTTATGCTGGTGTTGCGTATGCTGGCGGAACTGCGCTTGCCGGTATTGGTGGTGCTGGTGGGGCTGGTGCTGCTGGAGCGGGTGGCGCTGGAGCAGGTGCTGGCGGTGGACTTTCTAGCATTAGCAGTGCTGTTAAAAGCGTCCTTGCTATTCCTGAAACAATTGGAATCAAGATTGGCGAAGCTTTGGGTTACAACACGCTAAGCACATTGCAGGCAAAGATGATTGGTAATGCGGTCATTTCTGGCGGCGTTACCGGAGCTAAGGGCGGCGATCTTGAAGACGTTCTTAAATCTGCGGCAATGGCTGCTGGATTGACTTTTGTCAGCGACAAAGTAATTAAAGCTGTTACCGAAGCAGTTCAAAATAGCGGTCTTCTTGACTCAGCCTCAAAGGCTGGAGATGCACTTCAGAGCGGTGTTGAAACAATTGACGATGCCACTGCATCTAATATTACTCAAAGCGTTGTAGACAAACTTGATCAGATAAATGTTATTACTAACACTGCCAGTACAGTTGCAGATGCTGCAACAACTTTAACCTCAGTTGCTGCAAGCCAACCATCTGCTAAAGAGCCTGAAGTTAAGGTTGAAACAAAAAAGGATCAAATTGAGGCTCCTCCGTCAGTTGTTAAGCCTCCGTTGTCTCAAGAAACTTCTGTTGAGGAGCCAACTGCGACTGAAGAGGAGGTTAAGGTTGAAACTGAAAAAGATCAGCCAACTACCCCGGTTGTA